TAGATAACATTATCTTAATTATGAATAATTCCAGTGAGAGTATAAATCCCGGGGAAAAGGTGAACAGACCTCGTTACACCATTGATCCTTTCTTGCTCGTGCTTGCTTGCACTTATTTTAACTATCAAGCAAGCATTCTCGAAGATGAAGCAAGATGGATGAATATCAAACTTCATTGTTCGATTACCATTACTATCTTTTTTCGTATTTTGGTGATACTTGCGTTATGCGATTGCCGTTTCGGTTTATTTAATTATACTGAAAAGGTGAGAACTAATGTAAGTATGGTTCGTGATTCTGAGAGTTTTATTAAGCTTAAATCAAGCGCTAAGCATATTTATGCTGCATTTTTTAAGCTTACCAAACTCTCATATGCGCGTACCACCACCTATTTACCGAATTCTGGCGGGGTTTTGCATCCCGTCGATAATTTTCTTAAACATTTTTATGATCGTTACTTTCCTAAACAGTGTTACACAGCGTTCTCTAAATATAAACGAACTAACCCTTTGCTCAAGCTCCGCTTAGCTCATCTTGAGAAGTTTGCAGAGCCTAACCCTTTCCTTGTCCCTGATGAGGAATTGGCGGCTACTGTCACTGATCTAGTTAACGAGGTAATTAATTTACCCGGGTTTTCTAATTGTATTTCTGAGGTTAACAGGATGATTGATGAATCAGCTTTTGATGATATCCAAATTGATGGATCATCAGCCGCTGGTTATCCTTACAAGCCTGGCGTCAAGAAACGTGATGTAGTTGTAGACGCTACAACAAAGGCTGAAATCATGCTTACACATGCTGATGATTTTAGACAATACATTGCCAATCATGAATGGTACACTACTGGTAGAGCTCGTATTCAAGAGGTTGATAAGGAAGATGCCGGCAGATTAATAATCTACGGCGGATACACTTATCTGCTACTCGCTATGTTATTTCTTCAACCATGGTCTAGACTTATGAATAGATCATTTGCCTGGTGCGGTGTTGGATTTTCATGGATGAATAACGGTGCCGACAAACTCGCTAAGTATATGAAAGCTGATAAGGGCGTAGCTCCTATTGGTTTTCGTTATGTTTCACTTGATGTAAGTGGTTGGGATACCAAATTGCACCCTAAATTACTTTGGGCTCTTTTTGATTTCTATAAACGCATCATCAGTGGACGCTTGCGATCCAGTTATGTTTGGAGATTTTTAGATATACTTAAAGTCATGATTGAATGCCCAGTCGTAATGTCCCTCGGTTATGTTTTCTTTATAATCCAGGGAATGAAAAGCGGCTGGGGTGCTACTGCCAATGACAATACGCTCATACATGAATTTATCGTTCGTGGTATTGAGCGTAGGCTTGGTAAGATGTTACACATTCTTTATGGCGATGATAATCTAATGCTTGTACCTGATCATATTTCTGATAAAGAATTGATTGCTGAATATGCTAGATATGGTATGGTAATCAAGGTCATTCACTCATCCAGAATATTGGGTGATGTTGATTTCCTTTCCAAACATATTAAGTATTCCTGTGGTCATTATTATGTATTCAGAGCTGCTGTAGAAAGTCACGCTAGAATGCTCATGCCTGAAGAGATGGATCCTCGTCGTCGTAGTAGACCTGATCCTGTCGTAACTGGTGAGCGTGTTTTAGGTCATTTGCTTGACAATCCATTTAATGAAGATGTACGCAATACATGTTACTCTATACTTGAGAAACTGCATTCGCAATACGCTCTCCATTTTATTGATGTCAGTGATGAAATGTGGAAGAAGCATCCTTGGCGGTCTTTTGATCGCTCGTTAATACCAAGGAAATTTCCCACCGTGCCTAGTATGAGATTTATTGAACAGTTGTATGGTGTCACTATTCCTTCTCATCTGAGAGTGAAGTGGCCTCAGCAGTTCAGTATTGTACCACACGATTTTGC